CAGTTAGTGGAACAGGTACTACTTGGTCTGCAACTGATAAAGCAATTAAAATATTATACTCAGACGGAACAAATATAAATGCAGTAGATATTACTACATTATCTGGAACAGTTGCTTCTGCACAAATTGCAAATCTAGCAGTCACATCTGCTAAACTTGCATCGTTTGCAGTAACAGAAGCTAGACTTGCATCATTTGCAGTTACAACTTCAAGACTTGCAACAAATGCTGTTACAGCAGTTAAAATTACACAATCAACAATTACACAATCAAAACTTGCAGCTAACTCTGTTGGATCAAATCAATTAATCTCAACTGGTGTTACTGCTGCATCTTACACAGCAGCTTCAATTACAGTTGATGCTGATGGTAGAATTACTGCTGCATCTTCTGGATCAGGTGGAGCTGGTGGATTTATACCTACAAGATATAGTACAGGACCTGCATCTGGAACACATACTGCTTCACCATCAGCAAACAGATTGGCAGTTTACATGGTTGCAGGAGGTGGAGGTGGAGGTGGAGGTTGCGTTGTAATTAATAATAGGGGTGGAGATGGTGGAGTTGGAGGTTTTGGTTTTTATGATAAACCCATAACTCAACCGTTCGCACAACCTTTTTCGGTTGGGGCTGGTGGAAATGGTGGAAGTGGTGCAGGCGGTGGAACAGCTCCAGCTGGGAATGCTGGGGGTGCTGTTAGTTTTACAAATGTAGGAACTGTTAATGGTGGAGGTGGAGGGAATGGAGCAAGTAATACTGTTTCCGGAAACACAGGATCTGCTGGTACAGGTCCAGGAGCTTCTTTAGCTACTAGTAGAAGTTTTGTAATTGGTGTAACCTCTAATGGTCCTCTTTTTGGAACTGGTGGTGCTGGTGGTCCAGGTTCTCCAGGTAGCGACTCTCCGGGTAATCCTGGTGGTGCAGGCGCTGGAGCAGGATTAGCTATATTCGAAAATATAGGAACTTAAAATGTATTTTTTTATTTTTTTAAAAAATTCGGATAATATAGAAGGAACCTTATATAAAATTGCTCAAGATCAATTTGATTTAAACAACCTTAATATTGTTCAGTCTGATTATAAAATTATTCAAGATTCTCAAGAAAATTTTAATAGTGTAAAATTAAATATAAAACAAGCATTGAAATATAATAATAATATAATAACTTTTGGTAGTATGAAAAATAATTTTACAAAAAATACTTTACAATCGACAGTAGATAATTTAAAAATGCAAATTCAACAGTTCTTAAATAACAATCCTAATCATCCATTATTAGGTCGTTGGAATAACTATTATAATCAATTAAATAATTTTAATTTAGATTCTATTACATACCCTTTTAATAACTCATTAGAAGCGTATTTTAATGATTTAGGACAACCTTCATATAACATTTTACAGCTTCCTTAAAAAATGCTATTAATTTAGCATGTTTGATAAAAAGATAGAATTTAGTGCTCACGAAGATTATTTTGCATTAAAAGAAGATTATCCAATACCTACAAAATTTAACATACCAGAATGGTATAAAAATTTGGAGCATACTTACTTAAATAAGACAGTAAAGGGCTGTATGCCTTTTTTGGATTCATTAACTGCTGGTTATTTATTAAAAATGCCTCAAGATTTTCATGTAAGACACAATATTGATAATAAAAATGAAAAAGGAGAGGAGTTTAAGGACTCTTTTCAAACATATGGGCTTCATGATCAATCACATTTATTAAATGCTAAGTTTATAAATTTAAACTCTGGTTTCGATACACATTCTATCAAACAAGTGGAGGGGTCTCCTTTTATTGAAAAAAATAAAAACTTACCTTTTTATAAAATAATTAACCCTTGGAAAATAAAAACACCAAAAGGTTATTCTTGTTTATTCGTGCCTCCATTAAATAATTCAGACGATAGATTTTCCATAATACCAGGAATAGTTGACACCGACACATTTCCTAATGAAATTAATTTTCCAATTATAATTAATGGAGATAAATATCCTATATTAGAAACTACGATTGAAAAAGGGACTCCCTATGTTCAAGTTATTCCTTTTAAAAGAGATCCTTGGAAAATGTCTTTATTATCAAGAAAACAAAAAGAAGTACAAAATTCAAGGATTTTTTATGGACTTAAATTAATTCATATTTATAAAGAAAAATATTGGAACAAAAAGTTATGGAAATAAAAAATTTTATTAAAATTTATGATGAGGTTTTACCTTGGAATGCATTATCAAATTTAATTCGCTTTGCAAATATTTCTAAATTTGAAGAAACAAAAGTTGGTGGTGGAAATGAGGGACAAGTAAATTTTAATATAAGAAGAACTTATGCAATTAGTCTTTCAAATTTAAATAATTCTATTTCCAATGTTCATTGGTTTAACTTACTACATTCTTATTTTCATAAAAATTTAAAACAATATAAACTTGATGCAAATATTTTAGATTATGATTATCGTAATATTTTTGATATAGAAATATTAAAATATGAAAACACTGGATTTTATACATGGCATGTCGATCATTTTGCAATGATTCCAAGGACAATGAGTTGTGTACTACTTTTAAATAATGATTACGAAGGTGGAAATTTATGTTTTAGAAATCCAGATGGATCTGGAGAATGGGAAGTGGAAGTAAAGCCAAATAGAATGATTATTTGGCCAAGTAATTTTTTATATCCACATACGGTTAAACCAGTAACGAAAGGAAAAAGGTATTCAGTAGTTGCATGGGCATTATAAAAGATTTTAAATATAAATTAATTAAAAACTTTTTAACTCATGAAGAGGTAAAATTATTAACTAATTATTGTAGAATTAAACATAGAATAAATTTTGATTCTTTTGATTTTGATCAAAACGATAACGGTGATACTTATTTTTATGGAGATCCGTTGATGGAATCTTTAATGATAAATAAATTACATATAATGCAAAAAGAAACAGGATTGGAATTATTGTGCACTTATGCATTTTGGAGAATGTATACCGTTAATGCCGATTTAAAAAAACATACTGATAGACCTTCTTGTGAAGTTAGTGTCACTGTAATGATTGGTTCGGATGGAACACCATGGCCTATATTCATGGATGGAACAGAAATAAATATGGAGATAGGTGATGCTACAATATATTTAGGATGTGAAGTTGAGCATTGGAGAGAAGAATTTAAAGGTGACTGGCATGCCCAAACTTTTTTACATTATGTAGATAAAAATGGAAAAAATAAAGAATGGTCTAAGGATAAAAGAATATTATATGGCACGCAATTATGAAATTTAAACAATACGAAAACGGATCTTGTGATATAGAATTTTCTTGGAAAGAAAGAATAGCTCTTTTTAGAAAAGGAAAGCTCCATTTATCAGATGAAAATTTAAAACATTTTGGAAATAACCTTGTCAAAATAGTTGCAGACTGGCAGGTTAAATTTAAAAAAGATGTTGCTAATAAACAAACCTTCATAGATACTAAAATAGAGGTAAAGTAATTTATCTAAAATAAATGATTGCTGAAAGATGTAGTAAAAATAAATGTTAGTTCTTGGTATACAAAAAGACCATCATTCTTCTGTTTGCTTATATGAAGATAATAAATTAATTTATTACTGTGAAGAAGAAAGACTTACAAGAGAGAAAAAAAAATCTCATTTACCTATACTCTGTATTAATCAAATATCCAATTTTTTTAAAAAAATTGATGTGGTTGTCATAACTGGTTATAATTTTGATTCAATGGGGGCATGTGGAGCTTACCTAAAACACGTTAAGTTGATTGATAATGTGGAAAAACAAATTTTTGGTTTTTATAAAAGCCACCATTTGCTTCATGCTGCTAAAGCGTTTTATGACTCTGGGTTTGAAAATTCATATGTTTTTGTAGTGGATGGTAGAGGATCTTCTTTTAATTTAAATAACGGAAACATTGCTTATGAAACATCCTCTGTTTATTTTTTTGAAAATCCCAATACATTCAAATGTTTATATAAAAAATGTTTTACTAATTATGAAATAAATAAAAATTTAAGTTTAAATTTAAATTGTGAAAATAATCTTGCATATGATGTAACACCAATTTCTTTGGATAAAAATACTGTTGTTGAAATAAATAATGAACTTGATTTAGGTTCTATTTATCGGGTAGCTGCAAAAAATTTAGGTTTCTTTAAAGAAGAGGGAAAATTAATGGGTTTAAGTGCTTACGGTAGAGAAGATAAACATTTAAAAAAAATATTAAATTCTGGAGAATTATGGTTTAAAAAATATGGGGATAAATATAATTTAGAAAAAATAAATATTGAAAAACACCCTGAGCTAAAATATGAAGAAAAAAACACTGAAAATTTAACAAATTTTAGTTTTTTAATTCAAGAAAAATTTGAAAACGATTATTTAAATTTTATAAAAAAACATTATGATAAAAGAATTTCAAATAATTTAGTTATTACTGGAGGAACTGGTTATAACGTTGTTAATAATTTCAAATTAAAAAATAAATTTAAAAATTTATTTGTTGAACCATTGTGTGGAGATGAGGGAAACAGTATTGCTGCATGTCAGTTTTATTTAAAACAAATAAAACCAAATATTAAATTTAACAGGTTAGAAAATTTATTTATTGGTAATAAATATAATTATGATAGCGAATTTAGTGATAATGAAATTTCTTCAAAAAAAATTACACCAAATCAAATAACTGATTTACTCATGCAAGGTGAAGTTGTTGCTCTTTATCAAGGTAGGTCTGAAGGAGGACCTAGAGCATTAGGTAATAGAAGTTTATTATTAGATCCAAGAATAGTAAATGGAAAAGATATTATGAATCAAATAAAAAAAAGAGAAAAATTTAGACCTTTTGCTTGTTCAATTTTACTTGAAAAAGCTAACGAATGGTTTGATATGGGCGGATTAGAAGAATCTCCTTTTATGATGTATGCTGTTAACTCTTTAAAAGATATAAGTAAAAAAATACCTTCAGTAATTCATGTAGATGGAACATGTAGAGTTCAGACAGTTACAGAAAATTATAATAAAATTTTGTATTATCTACTACTAGATTTTAATAAAAAAACTAATTGCCCTGTATTAATGCACACTTCTTTTAATTTAGCTGGTGACCCTTTAGTTGAAACACAAAAAGACGCTATAGATACATTAAAAAAATCAAATTTAAAATATATATATTTTGCAGATATAGAAACTTTAGTTTACAAGAAATAATTTTAATAGAATTTTTATGATTCCTAAAATAATTCATCAGACAGCTTACTCTAACAAAGAGGAATGGCACCCTATTTGGAAACATTGTCAGCAATCTACTTTAAAACACTTTAAAGATTTTGAATATAAATTTTGGGATGATGATAGTTTAGATAATTTTGTTAAAGAAAAATACCCTAAAATTTATGAAGAATATAAAAATTTTCCAAGTCATATATTTCAATTAGATTCTGTAAGATATTTATTGCTTCACCACTTTGGAGGAGTCTATATTGACATGGACGTCTATTGTTATGATAATTTTTATAATGAATTAACAGGAGAAGTTAATTTAGTTGAATCTATTGGTGATGAATTAGTTCAAAATTCCTTAATGGCATCTATTCCCAATCATCCATTTTGGATTGATTGTTATAATTTAACCTTACATAGAACAAAAACAATTAAATTAAAACCAAACTTAAATACTTTTTTTAAAAAAGAAGCTGATGAAAATGATAATTTAGTAAGACTTATATCAGGTCCATTAATGCTATCTGACTGTGTAAAACAAAATAAACATTCTATCCATATACTACCTTATAAATATTTTAATCATGAACCATTATCCTATAAAAAAGAATTTAAAACTAAACATATGCAGAGCGGTATGTGGGGTAAAGAAATTAAAGATGGGTTTTATGTTATAAGAAATAATAATGATCCCAGTATTCCAATAGAAGAATATCATAAATACTCATACAAAATGAAAACATCCATAGATTTAGATAACTTTGATTTCTATAAAGATTATTCAAGTATTTAAACTCATTGATATATAAGGTATAATGATTAATGCCTTTAAGAAAAATACCAGTTGCACCAGGATTTGACAAACAAGATACAGCATCTCAAGCGGAAGGTCGCTGGATAGATGGAGATAATGTACGTTTTCGTTACGGAAACCCTGAAAAAATAGGGGGTTGGTCAGAGATATTAGCAGATACTTTAGTAGGCGCTGCACGAAATCAATGGATATGGGCAGATTTAGACGGTAATAGATATGCTGCAATAGGTACTAATAAAGTATTAGCTATTTATTTTGAAGGCGCATTTTACGACATTACACCATTAGATACACCCTTAGCTTCATGTTCATTTAGTACAACCATAGGATCAGCCACAGTTACAGTAAATAAAGCTGGCCACGGATTGTCTGTAGGAAGAATTGTGAGATTTACTTTTGGAACACCTCCAACAGGTTTTTCAGCGGCTAATTTTACAAATGCTTTTGAAGTTAAAACAACACCTACATCAGGAACGTTTACAATTACAATGCCAGTAGTTTCATCCGCAACAGGAACTTCGGGTACTGCAACGTGCAATCCTTATTATGATTTTGGTCCATTTGGACAAACTTATGGATTTGGTTATGGTACTTTTAATTGGGGTGGTTTTAGTTCAACAGTTACTCAAAATCAGCTAAATGGAACAATAGATAATGCTGTAACAACTATAACAGTTGATTCAACTACTGAATTTCCTGCATCAGGAACTATCTTAATAGATTCAGAATTAATTACTTATGCTAGTAAAAGTTCAACTCAATTCTTAACCTGTGTTAGAGGAGCCGAAGGCACAACTGCAGCTTCACATTTAGATAACGCAATTGTTTATGATGCAGCTACTGTCGTTGGTTGGGGAGAGGCTTCAACAG